TCTTTACTTATACGTCACGTAAACGATGGTATTGCTAGTTTTAAGGCTAGAGCTGAAGTCTCATTAACTGAAGGAACGACTTACAATGTATCTTTCAATATTAAAGAGAAGAATGGTACGTTAAGAGCTAGGATTTGGGCATTAAACGCTGACGGTAGTGAGCAATCAGTTATTCATAACCAAGTGATGGTAGGGTCTGTTGCCTACGGCGACAACGAAATATACCACTTCACATTTAATACTAATACGTTTTCTACTAGATACGCTATTGATATTGAGGTTGCTAATAAATCTTCTGAAGTTACGTTCGCTAGAATAAACTATATTAGGTTTGATGAGACGAATTACGGAATAACAGAGTTCTTATTAAGAGAGGATTATGATGAGAACACAGACTCGTTGTCGGTTAGGATGGCGGGAACTCGAATTGGCGACCTTAAAAGTTCGGGAGTAAATTCTTTAGCCCCTATAATCATAACATCGTCACCCGTAATATCGTACCCTTTAGCTTACACTAAATATAAATCAACCTCTCCTTACTACGATACTTTTGAGGTTTCAGATAATAACGCAGGATTCAACCCTTATGGGGCTGACGTAACTGAAAGGCATAATGTAGAACTACCTTTTAGTAACACTAATGGGGTATACGTTCAAGGGGAAGAGCAAGTTGGTATCGACCCTCACACATCAAGGGTAGTACCTTCAGAGTTTAGCGAATTAAGAGATGCTGACGGAGTGTATTTCGCTGGAGGGAAGGCTACAATTAGAATTGAGATGATTGTTGGCTCAAATGATTTAAGGCTTTTTATTGATAACTCCTTTTCGGATAACGTGATTATTGGTAATTACGATTTATTTAAGGTCGATTTTCTTGACTCTCAGGATTCATTTATAACTAGAGATGATTCAGGTGGGAATAAGATTAGACTTAAATACGACCCGACTAACGGCGTTAAAGCTCCTATAGCAATCCAGACAGATGACATTGCTATTGGTTCAATAGGAGAACCTATACAAATCGACTACAATATCACTTCCCTATCAGGAGGCGATAGACTAATGATTGATACAGGTGAAGGTACAAACGCTTTAGCTATATCCTCATCAGGAGTTGGGTCTGCCAACGTAGAGGCGGGTGGTTTAAATATAAGAATTAGACCTGAGACTTTATTAGAAAAAGGTTCTGCTCTACAAGGGTTAGACTCTGTTATTGACTACGTAAAGGTTTCCGCTGAAGTTGTGGGTGGAATAGTAAAAACCATCAAGTACGGAGACGAAACTTCCGTAAACCCAACTGAAGCTTATGTTGGAGAATATGACGCTGCAATGTCAATAGCTAACGTGGATGTTGCAACGGGAGCTTTCGTGGTAGGAGACGTTACGGCTTCAATGAATAGAGCAATTCCTGTGTGGATGGTTTTAGGTGCTGCTCAGGTAACCATATCCGTTACCGTCACCAATCTAAACCCTAATAATTACGTAACCGTTAGAAATAACTTATCGGGCTCGTATGTTGACACTATAATATCATCAGGAAGTTCAACTCCTGTAGATATAGTTATCACTGAAGTTCCTAGTAATTTAGGTGCGGCTTGGCTGACTTTAACTTTCGATAGCGGAGGGTCTTCAGATACTTTATATACCACAGTTTCTAACGTAACGATTACCTCTGTTATCACGGAAGCGGGTGCAACTAAAGACGTTTCTTTAGATTTATTGGAAGACTTCAAGATTCCTTTGACTGCTTCAATAAAAGATTTTAGAGACCTAGGGAGTGCAACTTCTTCTTTCTCGAAAACAGTAAACCTGCCTGCTACGGCTAAAAACAAATTAGCATTTAAGTTTGAGAACGAATTAAGCTCAATGTCTAATAAGTATTCTTGGAGCGGTGTTTACCAACACGTTAAACCTATCCGCTTTGACTTAAAAGCAGAAGGTGTTTCTGTGTTTAAAGGATTCGCAAATTTATTAGGGTCTACCTTAGATGAATTAGGTACTCTAGAGCTTGAGACTAACTTAGTGTCAGGTAACGCTGATTGGGTTGAGGTATTAAATGAAGTAGACCTTAAATCAATTCCTTCAAACCAATATGTAATAACATCTCAAAGCGTAATAGATAGTAGTTTAAACAACTACATAGACGCTGAGATTTTCTTCCCTTTAGTTGATAACGGTAGGTGGCTTACTCGGGATTCTGAAAACCCTGATGCAGCTAATATTGGTTGGGATAATATTAAGGCTGCGTTTGGATTACGAAAGTTGCTAGACAAAATATTTGAGATTACAGGCTATAAGTTAATTAGCGACTTCTTTAACGAAACTACTGAGCTTTCTGAGGACTTTAGTATAGACTTAGCCTCATTCAATCAAAGATTAATAGGTATCGCTCCGTCAATGTTTAAGGCTGAGGTTGCTATAGTTGCTTCTGGGCTTGACTTGTCTTTTGATTCAGCAATGCTTACAGGTGGGGGTTATCACAAGCAAGCCTCAGCAAGTTCCGCAGACCCTTTAGGTAAGAGACCTTTTGTTAACTCTAAGTTTTTAGGGCATATGACTTATCAAGGGGTTAATATAACTCCATATGGGTATTATATTGATTACGCTTATATTCACTTTAACCTTGTTAATGTAGACAAGTCTAACGCTCACTCATACGAGAATATAGGTGCTGATGATGTTCTTGGCGGGGTTTTATCTCACACAAACGACAGCACTAAAAAGCTTAACGGAAATACTATATCTACAGGGAATAGCAAGTCTGTGATACAAGTTGCAGCAAACGGATACTACGAAGTAAATAGTGCCGTTAACTTCAATCTATCAAGTGAAGGTGACGGATTTGTTGAAGATTTTGGTTTTGGTGGAGTAAATGAAGAAACCTCAGAAACTAAAGTGACTATAATGTTAGTTGAAGACTCTTTCGCTGCTGACGACTTATATAAAACAGACCCTACTACAGGGTTCTCTTTCGGGTTTAACGCTTTTGATTTGTACGATGAAAACACCGTGGTCTTCAGTAGTGTTACCTATGAAAACACTAGAGTTTCTTTGTCTAGGATTCAATTCTTAGAGGCAGGGAAAAAGTACCACGTAGTAATGATGGTAGGTACTCGTCAGGTGTTTTTAGATGAATGCGTGTTTAGTTCTTCCTTCGTAATAAACGAACTTGATTTGAATTTAAAGTTATGTAAAGAGGCTGCCCCTATGGCGGGTAGGTATAATTGCGTATACTCCGAGGTAGCTGCTCCTAGAGTTAGTTACGCTGAAGTTCTTCCTGACGTTAAGGCTGTGGAGTTCATATCAGAGATAACTAAGATGTTTAATCTTTTATGGACTACGAACCAACTAAATAGAGAGGTTACAGTAGAGCCTTTCAATGATTTTTACGACTTCTCAGGAGATGAGTTTGGGTTTAAAGACTTAACGGAAACCGCTTTGATAACTAAAATATCAAATAACGAGATAACGAGCGAAGATGTTACTTATTCTATGCTGAAAGATTCTTCAGACTACGCATTAAAGGGTAACACATCAGGTGGTTCTGCTTTGAGTTTTGGAGACAAAAAGGTCTCTTTCTCTCAGAATGGATTATCTAACGTAGCGAACCCTTCTTCAGACGAAGGTAATGAGGTTGCATTAAATATATTCTCGGCGTTAAAGATGGGGTATGATAGGTTCGTTTCAAGAACTACGGCTGGAAGTATAGGTTATACCCTCAACGCGGCTACAGACAATTTATCTACCTCTAAATTATGGCTTCCTAGAATATGGACTAAGCCTGACTCTACCTTAGAGCCAACGCTCCCCGAAGAAAAACCTTCCGCTAATAATTCTCACGAATTTAAGTTAGCGTACATTAAAGGTGTTGGAGTTACAGACGAATCTCTTTCGTGGATGTCAAATAACCTTATTCAAGCCATAACTACGTATGATGATTCCCTTACGGTTGTTCACTACGCATTAGAAGAAAACTTTATTTGGTATTCAGAGTGGGAAGCTTATGCTCCGAACGCTGGTGCTTACGGTTTTAACGGAATGTTTAGGTATAATGAAATACCTTCTGTAACATACTTAGAGGTAGGGTCTTACTTTCCGTCTGACCCCGACTCTCCTAGTACTTCTTTTGCTGATACTACTTCAGGTTCGGGTGGAGTTTCAGGATTGTTCAATTCTTATCATCAAGGGTTGATGGATATGTTGATTATGAGAGATAAAATCATAACAGCCGAGGTTATGTTAACTTCAGAAGATTTAAGAAGCATTAACTTCCGTCAACTAATAAAGATAGATAACGAGTTATATATATTAAATAAAGTAAAAGATTTCAACTTCTCAGGAGAACCCACGGAAGTAGAGTTATTGTTAGTAACTAGAACGGGTACTAATCACCAAATATTATAGAAAATGGCAAAGGCACAAGATGAGTACGTAATTAAGTTTGGGATTGAAGGCGAGACGGCTTTAGCTAAACTTAGGGTAGAGTTAGCTCAAACCAACAAGAAACTAAAAGAACACACTAAGTTAACCGAAAAACAAAACGGTGCTAGTGGTTCTGCTATTCAGCAAAACAAAAGACTTACCTCTGTACAGAATAAGCAAAAGGCTAGTATTAAAGCTCAGACCGCTGCACTTAAAGGTAATGTGGCTCAAACAAAGAGGGCTAGTAAAGGGTTAGGAATGATGGCTTTAAAGGCTACTGCGGTTATTGCAGGTGTTAGGCAGCTTAGCAGGTTTTTACTATCCTCTGTTAAGGATTTTGCAGCATTCGAGAAAGGAATAAAGAATGTTACAACCTTAATGAGTGGTGATGACGCTGCCATATTCAAAGGAGAACTTTATGCGGGAGCTTTAGATATTTCTAAGAAATACGGGTTTGCTTTAAAGGATATAACTAAAGCGATGTTTGATTCCGTTTCTGCGGGTGTAAAGGCGGGGGATACTTTAGAGTTCCTTAACGAAGCCTCTAGGCTTGCAATGGCAGGTGTGACTACATTAAAGTCTGCGACCACGGGTCTTACAACGGTATTAAACGCTTACGGAATGTCGGCTGATAAAGCTAGGGAAGTTTCTGAGATACTATTTACTACTCAAAAGTTTGGTGTGACCACGGTAGAGGAGCTTTCTAAATCTTTAGGGGTTGTTGTTCCTTTCGCTGCGGCATCAGGTATAAGTATAGAAGAATTAGGGGCTGCTATTGCAACCACTACTCGTTCAGGTTTGGATGCAGCTAAGTCGGTAACGGCTCTTCGTGCTGCCATATCGCAAATGCAGAAACCTGCTGCGGCATCTAGAGATTTGTTTATTAAGTTTGGTATTCCTATTGGCTCGGCTCAACTAAAAGCTGTAGGATTTACTGAAACAATGAGAAGATTAAATACTGTTTACAAAGAAAGCCCCGAGGTTATCGAAAAGATGTTTGGTAACGTCCGTGGTCTGACTGCTATATTCTCTTTAGCGGGAGATAACGCAGAGCAGTATCAAGAGATTTTAGCTAAAGTATCAGATGAAACAGAGCGTTCTGCCAATCTAAATCAAGGGAACTTAGAGTTGTTGGATTCTATGGATACTAGAATAAACACTTTAAACGCAAGTTACAAGGAGTTTAAAATATCTATGGGTGACTCTGAGTTCTTCAAGGAGTTGGTGAGAGAACTTAGTATGTCTTTGGATATATTAGGGAGTAAGTACTTATCTTTTTGGGATAAACTAAACCCATTCCTTACTCAAGACACGACACACGCTATGCACAAGCTTAGAGAAAGCGCAGCTATGACCGAGAAAGCTATGGATGGAATGTTCGATGTGATAGCTTCGGGTGAAGACGTTAATATTCTAGGTATGTTAAGTACTCCCGAAGGTATCCCTGCAGAAAGTCTTGACAGGGTTAAGGATGTTATGGAGATGGCAAAGACTGCTCAGGCGGTTGCAGATAAAAGTAAAGCGTCCCCTTTAGGGATTGACTTAGGCTTTGACTACACAAAATTGCTAGCTGAGTATGAGGGCTATCTTGCAGGGATTAGAGCTTTTGATGACGCTGCTGTTGGCGATAAGAAGACTGCAGATGACGCTAAAGCGGCTAGGGCGATAGCTGCTCAAAAGTTTGAGTACAACCAAAGAGTTAAACTTAAAAACGACATTGAAAGGATTAACGAAGAAGCGTTAAAAGACAATACATATAAAGGAGTTACTGAAGAGGCAATTCTTAGAAACAAACTAGCTAACTTTACGGCAATAGAAAACTTTTACTTAAAAAACAAAGGGGCTAGCGAAGAAGAAATGCTTAGGGTGTCTAATCAACGAGCTAAATTAGCTATAGAGCTCAAAAAGAAAGAGCTTCAGAATAGAGAGAAGAACACTAAAGGTTACAACGACAAGCAAGACGAGTTAGCTAAAATCCATTATTCCGACTCTATAACTGCAGCACAAAAGCAGGCTGAAACTAAACAACTAACAAATAAGGAGTTTAGAATCAAAACCATTCAAGATGAGATAGCTTTCTATAATGCTTTAATTAACCTTAATGGAGCTAGTACAGAAGAGCAAGAAAAGAATATAAAGAAACTTAACGGTCTTAATATTCAGTTAGCTAAACTAGAAAACACAGAAGATAATAATAACAAAGAAAAGAAGGTTGCTTTAGCTAAAGAAGCTATATCTATAATTGGAGACGCTAAAAAGAAGGCTCTTGAAGTTGAATTAGAAAACGAACTTAAAGCTTTAGATAAGAAGGGAGCGAGAATTGACCAAGAGGCTGCTGACGGGCTTATAAACCAAAGAGAGCAAGCTCAACAAAAAGAGAGCATAGAGAAGGATGCCTTTGAACTTCGTAAGCAAAACGAACTGAAGATGGCGAAGATAAGCCTTATGATAGAGCTTGCTAATATTGCAGTTAACGCCGCAGCCAACCCTACTAACGCCATAACATTTGGTGGTGCAGGTATTTCCCAATACGCCTTACTTGCAGGTTTAGCTATTGGTAGATACGCTCTGACATCCTCAACGATAAGAGCTCAAGAGTTTGCTCGTGGAGGTATGGTTCACGGTAACTCTCACGCTCAAGGTGGCGAGAAATTTGCTGTAGGCGGTAGAGTTGTAGAACTTGAAGGCGGCGAGGCTGTTATAAATAAAAAGAGTTCAGCTATGTTTGGTGGTGCTTTAAGTGCTATGAATGTAGCGGGCGGTGGAACTTCGTTTGGTTCTCCTAACCGTGGAGCTTCAGGATTGATAGACTACGAGGCTTTAGGAAATGTTATAGGTAGAAATACAAACGTAGTATTACCTATAGAGTCTTTAAACAAAACTCAAAATAGAGTGAAAATGTTAGAGCGTTCAGCTAAATTTTAAACAGAAGATGAAAAAGGATTTAATACAGATAATATCAAGGCTATGTGACAGCGACTCATCTAAGGTTATAGACAAACTATACCTAGAGGGGTTGTTGGATAGCAACTCAGTTAGAAACTATTTAATACGTAGAGACTTTGAGTTAGCTTTGAAAAGAAACAACAAGGATTTAATCAAACATATCTTTATAGACATCTCCGATAAGTACGAAATATCATTTAGGCAAGCACAAAGAATCGTGTACGATTATATGAAAAACAAAGTGTCAGTCGGTGGCAACACTAAATAGTAATTAATCATTATATTTGTACTTAATATGGAAAACTTAAACGAAAACAAGTCTTGGTATTCAATGCCAACGATAGAGGCTAAAGGTAAATCTACAGATATTCATATCTACGATGAGATTGGTGTCCACGGTATTACCGCTAAGAGCTTCTTAGAGGACTTGAGGGGTTTAAAAGGTAAAGATGTTGTCGTACACATTAATAGTACAGGAGGCGATGTCTTTCAAGGTCAAGCAATCTACACAGCTCTGAAGAATTACTCAGGGAAAGTAACTGTGAAGATAGAAGGTTTGGCTGCTTCTATGGCTACAATAATCGCTTTAGCTGCGGACAAAGTCGAAATGACTTCTAACAGCTTATTTATGATACATTCCCCTATGTGTAATGTGTTCGGAAATAAAGCTGCGATGCGTAAGCAGGTTAATGCCTTAGAGAAAGTTGAAACTACAATGTTGAGTGTGTACACCGCTAAGACAAATATCTCAGAAGACGAAATAGAGCAAATGATGGCTCGTGAGACTTGGCTATCCGCACACGAAGCGTTAGAGTTAGGGTTTGTAGACGAGGTTTTAGGTTCAGTTAAAGTTGTTGCAAGATATGACTTGAATGGATTTGAAAACAAAACCGCAGAACAAATACTGAATACATTAAATATTGATAACCTTAAAGAGAAGAACACTATGTCAGATGATTTAAAAGCTTGGTTTGATACTCAGATAACCGACTTAAAGGGTTTAATTGTAGGTAAGACGGAAGAGCCGCCTGTAGAGCCTGTAATTGTAGCTCCCGTAATTGAAGTTCCTGCAGTAGAACCTGTAAGTGCAGATATGGAAGCATTACAAGCACAACTAAACGCATTAACAGAAGAAAGAGATTCTTTATCTCAGAAACTAAGCGTTCAAAAAGAAAAATCAAATGAGTCTAAGGAAGAAACTAAAACTCAGTTCGACCAAATGGCTCAGAGAATAGCAAGACTAGAAGCTACACCTTCTACGACTCTTAGCGAAAACGAACCTACTATTGGTGCTAAAACAAGCACAACCCCTAATCAATGGGATAGTATGGCAACAAGCATATTTAATTAATTAACAAACATAAATAAAAAAAGATTATGGCAAATTTTACAACCGCCTCTAGTACTGCCTTTGTTGGTGCTGATGCGTTACAGTATTTCGTATCACCACTCTTCTTAGGTGAAGATGTTCTAGGTGGAATGGACGTTATGACGGAGATTAAAGGTAATACATACCTTGACCACTTTACAGCGGCTTCATTCATTACCGTTTCTGATAATGGAGCGTCTTTTGCAGGCGTTGCAGGAACTACTAATTCTAACCCTCAAATTTCTCCTATAAGAGTTGAAGTTGAGATTTCAATGAATGGAAACAATTTCTACAACAAAGTTAAAGGTCAAGTTCTTCGTTCAGGAACAGACAAAGACAATGTTGACGGAACAGTTCTTAAACAAATTGGTGCTGAAATCCTTATGCAAGGTATTAAAGCCGATTTCAACAGACAACTTTGGTTCTGTAATTCGGGTTTAACTGCAGGTGTTAACAATGTAGAACACTACAAATTGTACAACGGTATTTTCGCTTCTTTAGCTGCTACATTACTTGCTGCTCAGAAACTTACTGTTACTTATACTTTAGCTACAAAAGTTCTTGAGGAAATGTACGCTGCTGCAACCCCTGAATTAAAAGAGCTTCCTAAGAAATTCTACGTTTCGGGTGCTATTGCTGATGCTTATACTGACGAATTAGTTGCTGATGGTAATGCTGTATCTTACGTTGACGGTCAAAACGGAATTTCTAATCTAAGATTTAGAGGTATTCCTATCGTTATTCGTAGAGATTGGGATGCTTTATTAGTTGCTGAAGGTGTTGCTGAAGCTGCCGCATCAGGTGATGCTGGTATCATAGGATGTACAGGTACTAAAGACCAATATCGTGCTGCATTAATTGCTGACAATGGTGTTGTTGTAGGAACTGACTTTGGTGGTTCTTCTGTCGAAACTTGGTATAACCGTGACCAAAAGGAATTAAGATTCCGTTTAGGTTACTTATGCGACACAGTTTTACTTGACGCTAAATTAGCTGTAACTTACATCTCTGCTGACTCATAGTCGGAAGGTATTATAAATTAACACGAAACGG